CTGCTCTTTACACCAAGGGGTGTCGCCAAACTTCTCTTTATCTGCGTAGCAAAGCGGCCCCATCTTGATCACGGCAGCAACAACCGTAGCAAGGGCTTCGCGGTTAACCGTTTCTTGTAAAAGGTGGATTCCGCCATCTGATGTTTTTCTTCCTTTGAAGGGAAAAACAAGCATTCGCCAACCCGTAGGATCTGGCATACGCTCAATGGCTGTTTTGTCTAAAAGGGTTGGATCAAGAAATCGCTCACCACTTGTGACGTAAGCCTCTTCGGTTGTAGGTTTAGTCAAAATTACACTTCCTTATAGTATTGTCTAATTGTTTCCTCAACCAAGTATATAACCTCAAGCTGTCCTTGCAAAGATTTATAATGTTCCATATCTTTTAGCACACCATCCATCATGACCTCGCGGATTAACTCTTTCCGCTCACCAACAACCCTCTTCAACCTTGAACCAAGGTCTATATCATCCACTAAACTTTCTCATGAAAGTTAAAGCCACGGGTTGCAGCGCCTGCGCCACGGGCCTTTATCACCTTAATCTTGCCACCCATCGTGCGGCGAACCAGCTCTGGAGTGGTGGGGGTAGACTTAATTTTTTTCTGAGGTGAATCAACTTTTTCAATCTTGCTTAAATCTTTCATTTTTTGCTCCTAGATGGTTTTTTAGCCTTTGTCTTTTTAACTACATCTTTCTTTGCAGGTTCTGGCTCAGGCTGTACGGTTTCCTGTACGGTTTCTTCAACAACCGCCTCAACCACAGGCTCTGCCTTTTCAAGCGGTGGTGGTGGCTCGGTGCCATTGATGCGAGCCATTTTGGTTGCAATCCTGTGATCGCTAACTCTTTGTTTCTCGGCATCTTCAGCTTCTTTTTTAGCAGCCAAAACCTTTTCAACTTCACGTTCTAATTTTTTCTGTACTTTCAGAGCTTCAATTTGATCTCTGACATAACTGGTTGAGCTTCTAGTCGCCATTATCGGCCTCTCTTGTTTTGCATATCTATAAGTTTTAATTCAGCCTGTTGTTCTAGTCGGCGTATTGCCACATCAAGCTTATCGTCGGCAACGTCTTTTTGCACGTCAATGCGCTGCTTAGCAATTTCAGTTTCAAGCAACTTCTCTTCAGCGCGTTGCTGTTGCTTGGCGTCAAACTGACGGTCATCCATGTCAATTTCTTTGCCTTTTAACGCAAGCTCTTGCTCACGAATTGCGACAAGCGGGTCAGTGTCATCGTTCTGACCAATTGACTGCAACAACTCTTGAGTAAGCTGGGCAAGAATTGGAGCAGAATACTGCTCTATCCCCATCTGAACCTGAGAGTTCATTTGAGCCAGTTGATCTGGCGGAACCTGCCCAGATTGCTGAGCCTGCTGAACCTCTTGCATCTGTTGTTGCAGCTCAGGAGGTAACTGTTCTTGTGCCATTTGAGACGCCATAAACTGTAAGTGTTGCATCATGTGACCAATGATCACGCCCTGTAACTGAGGGTTTTGCGTAACTACCGCTGTCAAAAACAACGACTTGTGTGCATCAATGTGCGCCTGATGATTCTGTGGCTCAAACGCCTGTGCTGGCTGACCCATCAACAGGCCAGAGTTCTCTAGGCCAGCATCAATCGGCATAGGCGGTTGAGGCGGCTGAGGTGGCATTAGCAAGCTTTCAATATCATCTACACCCAATGCCGCATACATCCTTCTATAAGCCTCGTAGATGCCCTGCGGCCCGTGTATCTCAGGGTTAGACTGAACCATCTGCATCAGCTCTTGGGCCATTGTAATACGTTGGCTTTGGCTAAAGATGTTTGGATCAGAGACTGGGATAACATCAACCCTGCCGTCAAAGTCTGCGCCCATAACTTCTTGAGGGCCGTTGCTTGACTGGTAGGGATAACTCGGTGGCAGGTACTCAGCAAATACTTTAGCGAGCAACTGAAACTCTATTCTTTGGCTGTAGTGCAGGCGCTTATGAATGGCGCTCATAACCTTGGTTCCACGCTCCAATAGAGCCACTGTAGTACCTACGGGCATGGCTTGATTTACATCACCTACATTCGTATCAGCAATAGACGCAAACCGCTTACCTGAGTCCACAAGCAGCCCTAGTAGCTGCATGAGCACATTAGAAGGCTCTTTGATCGGCAGGGGTATTAAGTTCTCGCGCAAGCTTGCGCCAGTGGTATCTATGTCACGGAACTCGCCCGGCTGTAGTGGGCTGTCCTCGTCACGAATACGCATACCGCGAGCTTTGAAGCCTGCTGGCAGGTTAGCCAGTGTGCCTGCATCAATTAACTGTCTTAGGATTGAGGTGCTTGATTTAGCTATGCCACCAATCATGTGGCTTAGACCTAGACCGTAGAATCCAAGGCCGGGCAAGAACTTGTACTGAACAAAATAATTAATTTTATTCTTGAGCGGGTCACCTTCAACGTAGTTTCTACGGATCGAAAGCACCTTGCTGCTCTGCTCATCAACTGTGACGATATATGGCAGCTTTAAACCTGTAGGCTCGCCGTCTTCACCCAAATCTTCGTAGCCAGCTATGTCAAGAATGGTGTGGGTTTCAAACACCACGCGGTCACGATCTTCTTGGTATGCAGGCTCAATGCCTTGAATCTCGTCTATCTCTTCTTCAACTTCGCTGCGGCTGACGTTTACACCGCCACCCTTTAGCTCTACATCAGCGTAAAAACCGCTAAGCTGCTGCTTTTTAATCTCATTGCGGCTCATAAGTAAGACGTGAGTGACGCGCTCGGCGCTGCTGAGGTCGCTTGCCTCGTAGGGAACCACCAGATCTTCTGGCGCGATAAATTTGCTCATGGCACGGCTTTGAGCGGTATCGAAGTAAACTTTCTTAAACGCAGAGCCTGCCAGTGGCAAATAGAACAACAACATATCCATTTCGGGGTCGTATTCTTGCATGATGTTCATGATGTAATAGTTCATGAACTGCTGAACACGGTCAGCCTGCATCTCTACTTCTGGGCTGCGAGCGCCAATAATTTCAGTCTTAACTGGGCCTTTGGCTGGCAGTAATTCTTTGTAAGCTTGAGCTTGGAACTGGGTCACAGACTCAGCCAAGATAGGGTGAACAACGCCCGAAGCGCCTGCAAACGGCTGGCTTCTTGCCTCGTCAAACTTCATGCCCAGATACTTGAGGCCGTCAGTGTAGGTCTTTTCCCAATCTGCGCGACTTTCTTTGTCGGATTTAACCGAATCAATGACATCGCTGGCAAGCTTTGATAAATCACTATCGTCAATAAATTCAACAAGGTTTGCGCCAAAATCAATCTGCGACTCTTCTAGCTCAGGAGCGTCAATCTCATCATCAATTAAAATGTCTTCTTCAGTAACCAAGATTTGAGCTGCGTTACGGATTTCATCGTTTCGAGTCATCTCTGGCTCGACTTCCATAGCGTTGCCCATAGGCATAATGTCTGGGTCGTTTTCCGTGCCTAAGCCGCGTTTCTCAATTGCCATTAGTAATATACCTGTCTGTCACGTCTCAAAAACTCAGCCTCTTCGGGGTAATCGTTGCTGAGAGCTAAAAATCCACCCTGCCTAAAGCGCATAAGCGCCATCGTGCTGGAGTCGCAGTAATCGTCATTCTCGCCAAAGGGAAAGCTTGCCATTTCTTCAATAACTTCTTCAGCAAATGTTTCATCTGGCGCCCAGACCATGCCCGACTCAAAAATCGGCGCTACGCTGTTCATACGCGCAATCTTATCTTGACCTCGGCTTGGTGTATAGGCTGTGACTGGAATGCCCATGCGCCTAAGCTCTTGGGTCAAAGGTGTGCCAGATGCCTTGGCTTCAATCAGAACGCAGTCTGGCTCCCAGTATTTGTACTCATCGTAAGCCAGTCGTTTTAGCTCTGGAAAGTCTAGCCTGACGCGCTTTGCGTCCAACAAAATGATTTGATCTGTATCGGTATTGGGCGGCTGAAAAATAGCCCAAGTAGTGATAGCCGAGTAGTCGGCGGTTTCTTTTTTAGAAAACGCTGTATCGTATGACTGAATAATATAGGTGTATGCAGGCACAAAGTCCTCGTCCCACTTGCGCCACCACTCGCGCTTTACGATAGAACCAGCCTCAGCGGTTGGGTTCTGCATCCACTGCGCGTTCCACTTGCTAACTGGTAGCGAGGCTTTAACGCCCAATAGCTCTTCTTTCTTCCAGAACTCAGGCCATAGTGGTGTATCTGACTCTGGCATGATCGCGGGAAATTCTACAACCTCCCACTGGTCAGCGTGTTCGTCTCCCTGCTTCTTGAGTACCTTGCCCACTAGGTCTTTGACTGACCAGCGAGTCATTACGATAATGATTATCCCGCCGGGCTGTAAACGCTGTCTAGGGCCAGAGGTGTACCACTCGTAAGCCGCATCCATACTTGTCGGGCTTAGCGCGTCTTGCTCAGAGTGAGGGTCATCAATGATTAGAAGGTCGGCACCACGACCTGTAATAGCACCACCAACACCTGCGTAGAAACTTTCTCCGCCTTGGTTTGTAGTCCAACGACCAGCCGATTTGTTATCGGCTTCTAGCGATAGGTCTGGGAATATTTGCGAGTAATCATCTGAGTCGATTAGGTTTCTGACCTTTCGACCAAAGCGAATTGCCAGCTCACCCGTGTGGGTGCTCTGAATGATCTTGGTGTCACCCTTGCGACCCATCATCCATGCAGGGAAGTAGGTGCTCGCAAACTCTGATTTAGAGTGCCGAGGAGGTAGGCAGACGATAAGCCGCTTGAGCTTGCCCTGAGCGATCTTGTTGAATTTATCGCCAATAATTTTGTGGTGACGCCCAAGTATGCACTCAGGCCACATATGCTTCACGAATTCAATAAAGTCGTTCTGGCAACTTTCCTGCTTATCCATCTGATCAAACCGAGACAGCAGCGCAAGCGCCTCATTCTGATCTTGCTCACTAAGGATCTCAAAGTCTTTGAGTGATGGCCTAGACATTTTCCCAAGGCTCTCCTTGGAACAACAAAGCCTCGGCCTCGCGTCTGCGGATTAAGCCGTCTAAAACCTTACCGCCAGCCTTGTTCCATCGACGGATCTGATGCGGCACGTCCGCAAGATCATCACCGTTCAACCGCTTTAAAAGTGTTGATTCTCTTAGGTTGGTTGGCCCCAAGTTGTACGTCCAAGCAACCAGCGCATCAAATTGATTTTGTTTTAAGTCCGCATCAACCAAGTCATTAACGTATTGCTCAAACTCTTGCAGATCTTCTGCAAGCATCTCGTCGGCCTCTTCCTGAGTGCAGGTGTCGCCATCAGAAACGTCACGGGTGTGTCCATAGCCCAAGGTTGGCACGTCAGCGGAGCAGCGATACGCAGTCAACTCGCATCCCTCAAATTTTTTAATCAGGGCTATACCCTCGTTACTTGTTACTCTCATCTTCAGAAGTCTCTTTGTCCAAGGATTTGTAGTATTGTACAATGTTTTGTAGTTGTCTGATATAGCGTTTAATCTCTGACATCGTTGTCGAAAGATTCTCATAACCTTTTGTAGAAAGTCCATAGAAAGCATTGGTTGGCGCGTTACCCTCATTTAAGTCATTTAGGTACTCCTGCATGGTGTCTGGAGTCAAAACCGTCCACTCGACTGGCAGGGTGGCTATTGGGTTTGGCAGTACCGGGTGATAAACGGCTGCTGGCTGAATCACCGTGACAACCTCTACAGGTTTGGTTTCTGGGATGTATGGCTTTTGCCCGAAAAGGCCGCAACCGCTAAGGATTAAGACTGGTAATATTTTCCAGATCATTTAAAACCTCCGCTGTGCCTTTGTTGATTATTTTCTCGATTAGCTTGGGCTTCCTCAAACTGAGCGCATCTAAGTTGTGCCTTGCGAACTTTTTTCTGATAGAGGCCACCTCAACCTGAGCCTTGTCGTTTTGAAGCTGAAGCTCATTTACCCGATCAAGGACGCGCTGTTGGCGTTGCTCAGACTCAATAATTTGTGTGTTTAGAGAGGTTATATTTGTTTCCAAAACAAGTTGGTTGTCAGCAGCTTGGCGAAGCTGCGAGGCCATTGCTTCTTGCTCTGCCTCGGCTTTATCTACATACAGTTTAAACGCGCCGCCCGTAACCGCCAGCGCAAGCCCCAGTATTCCAGTTATTTGCCACATCACGGCTTTCTGTTAGACCATGCTTGAGCGCCAAAGAACGCAGCCAGAATGCCAGCCACAGATACGAAATAAACCGAGGCCATATCTCCGAGTATGGTCGCAGCTTGCGTCAGGCCCACCCAGCTAGAAACTACTACGAGACTGGGGTAGAGCAGCATTCCCCACAAAGCAAACCAAGACATCGCACGTTGGGCGTCTGCTCGTTCGTGGCTTAGGTGCAGCTCTTGTAGCTCCTTGCTTGTTGCAAGTTCTTCGTCAGAGATAATACCGTCACCATCAGCGTCGTATTGAGCGTATTCACTGTTTTCTTCTAATTTTTTAGCAGCCATATCAGTCCCAAGTTTTCATGTTAGACCGTATCTTTTTAGGGATACAGTAAGCACTTATGTTGTTTTGGTTACGCCTTTGCTTATTCAAGGTCACTGCGCCAGACTCGACGTAGTAGGCAAACTGATTGCAGCGAGTCACATCCCGAAAATAAAACTCTTCTTTCAAAGGCTCTCCGTCAACTATGACAATCAGCAAAAATGCCATAATCAT